ATAATATGTTAAAGAAAAGTTCTAAACTACCCATATGAACGACAACACAGGCTTCGCAGCCTATGCTCTGTGGAATAGTTTAAAGCTGCATTTTACATCCGATTCTTATGATTATATTAAATACAATGGCAAGACCAATGTATCCAAGCAATCATTCACTACACGTAAAGACAAATACCAATTCTATAAGTTGTCTCGCAAATACGATTTGGAAGAATTAAAAAACTTCTATATTGCCAATTTTGTTGCCGGTAATGCCGAATGGGTTGGTAATCTCTTACAAGATGGTGAGGAGATTTATAAAAAGTGGCAAAAAACTCAACAGAGCTTGACTTATACCTTCGACAATGATATAATATATTTGTTAGACAAGTATGGCATTGAACGTGAAGAAATTTTCAGAGTAGACCGTGGCAATTATCCAAAGTTGTTAGAAGAAGTTATACATGGTAAAGTGATGTTGGAAACACTCATTATACTAAACAATAATGTAAACTTTGTTGACAAACATTGGATGCCAAGGATTTCAGATGATATCATTTGGCCTACACACTACAGATTGATTAAGAAATACACACCGTTTATTGAATACGACAAAGATAAATTTATGAAATTGTTGAAAGAGAAGATTAAAAATTATGATACGGCCTAAGATTAGTTCTATCTATTTGGATATGGATGGTGTTATTGCTGACTTTGAAAAGAGATACTCTGAAATATTTGATGTTTCACCACAGTCAACCCGAGACAATAAAGAATTCAATGGTTACTTTGCCAAATTTATTGCTAATGAAGAATTTATGAATTTGGATTTGATGCCTGGAGCAATCGAAGGTATTAACTTCTTACGCAAGGCACCTGTACCCACACAGATACTATCATCTACTTCCGATGAAAGAAATTACGATGCCATATCAAAACAAAAGTCGATATGGTTAGAGAAACATGGAATAACATTCCATCCCCTATTTGTACCTGGAAAAAGACACAAGTACAAATATGCCGCCACAGACAGGATTATTATTGATGATACCAAAAGTGTTATCTCTGATTGGATTAAGGCAGGCGGCATTGGTATACATCACAAAGATTGGCCAACAACCTTGGCTATTTTGCGATTATACGTATAAAAATGCCTAAATACTATTATATAATGACTAATTTGAAAATAATCCGTTTATACTCCGTTATACTAAGAAAGGAAACACTATGAGTTTCGCAAACCTCAAACGCCAATCTGGCAACCTCGACAAATTATCTAAAGCAATCGAGGCACTCTCCCAATCATCCGAAGGTGGTTCTGATAAGACCGACAATTACTGGCGTCCAGAAGTGGACAAAGCTGGTAACGGTATGGCTGTTATCCGATTCCTACCTGCCTCTGAAAAAGATGGCGAAGATGGTCTCCCTTGGGTCAAAGTCTTCTCTCATGGATTTCAAGGTCCAGGTGGTTGGCTAATCGACAACTGTTTGACAACCAAGAACCAACAATGTCCTGTGTGTGAACACAATTCATCATTGTGGAATTCTGGTATTGAAGCAAACAAAGATGTTGTCCGTAAACAAAAACGTAAGTTGAATTATATCGCTAACGTGTATATCGTTTCGGATCCTAAGCACCCTGAAAATGAAGGACAAATTAAATTGTTCCGTTTCGGTAAGAAAATCTTTGATAAGATTACTGAAGCAATGAATCCTGCTTTTGAAGATGAACAAGCAATCAATCCATTTGATATGTGGAAAGGTGCTAACTTCAAATTGAAGATTCGTAAAGTTGAAGGCTATCAGAACTATGACAAGTCTGAATTTGATTCTCCATCAGCATTGTCGAAAGATGATGATGAGTTGGAAAAGATTTGGAAGAACGAACACTCACTACAAGAACTGGTGGGTGATAAAGAGTTCAAGTCATATGATGACCTGAAGAAACGCCTTGACAAGGTTCTCGGTTTGAATGGTGAAGCACCAAAGACAACTGTAGAACAAGTGAAAGCAAAAGAGTTTGCTGCTCCAACTAAGGCCAAAGAGCCTGAATTGGTAACAACAGATGATGATGACTTAGCTTACTTCTCTAAACTCGCTGAAGAAGAATAAATTCCCATGCAAGTGCTAGACCCCGCTTCGGCGGGGTTTTTTATTGGTTAAACAACTCTTGTTGAATTCAATATCATTCGTTGGAATGTAGGTTCATTATTTCTAACTCCAGGTATTGGTAGATTAGAACTTTCACCTCGTTGTTCATTTTTTTGGATATTTGTTACTGTAGTACCTTTTTGTGAAGGTTCTTGAGGTAACTTCATTTCCAAATTCTCAGAGTTTACTGCATTAAATTTTTGACTTGTACTAGATTCACCACCAGACATAGGTGCGGCCATTGGTGCTGAAGGTGCTGCCGGTGCAGATTCGCCACTAGAAGCAGGCGGTGCAGCAGGTGCAGGTGGTACTGATTCGCCACTAGAAGCAGGCGGTGCAGTGTTTGCGGTGGGTGACGATTCGCCACTAGAAGCAGGCGGTGCAGCAGGTGCAGGTGGTACTGATTCGCCACTAGAAACAGGAGTAACTGTCTTCTTTGTACCATCTTCATTATAATCTTTGCCATATTTTTCGTCCCAAGCAGTTGCACGAACACCACGGGCAAGTTTGGCGCCACCAGTTCCAGGTTTACCTGCAACGAATTCGGCTTTAGGTGGTACTGTTTCTCTTATTCCTAAATCCGCATCACTTCTTTGTGCAGGCACTTCATATACTTTTTCATCAGCAGCAATTGCTTTAACTTTAGTTTCACCGCCCATGGCCAACATGGCCTTTTTCTTGGCTTCTTTTTCTTCTTCAGTCGTTTCAGGCATATCAAGGACAGCTTGAGCATTTATTTTGCCGTTCTTAATGATATCTTCTAATTTTTCACGGCCGCCAGACTTGTTAATATCGTTAGCACTTCCTTTTTGTAACATTGCTTGCGCTTCATCAGGACTCAAAGCTTTCATATCTGGAGTATTTTTATTTAATTCATCTAGGCCAAGTTTTAAAAAAGCAGCCAATGATACAGCACCTAATAGAGCTATACCAATAGGATTAAACATGAAAAATCTACCAACTTGAAATAAAATACCAGCCACACTCTTTAAATCTGATAACACACCAAGCATATCACCAAGCAAACTTGGATTATCATCTTCTTCTTTTACTTTCGTGGCAGTCGGTTTATTACCTGCATCTGCACCATTCAATCCTTTTATGGCTTCTAAAAATTCATCATTCTGTTTCTTCTTTTCTAAATCATATTCTTCTTTAAACTGATTATGTTCTTCTAGTGATTTAAGTTTATCTTCATATGAATTTTTCAGAAGATTATGTATAGCCATCAATGAAGACATTACTTTGTCCTCAGATTTTATTATTGGTATCTTTGTTGCCTTTGAGATATCTTTACCAAGCTTATTACCTGGAGCTCCACTTTGTTTGAAAGTTTTTTCAATTACTTCATCGGTAAACCACCTATCGTTACCTAAAGTCTGAGCCAATAATCGTGCAAAAGAGGCAACATCCATTCTCGTAGCAACTTGCTTCGTGAGATTGGATGCTTTTGGTTTATTTGTTTTTTTAGTTGCCATTTATTGATTTTTCTTTCTCTCATAAGGATTCGTATCATCGGATCCTCCGCCTCCACCAGATGAAGGAGATGTTTTCTTATTCTCATAAGTATTATTTACATTAACTGGTGCTGGTTGTTGTGCATTAGCGTCAGCCTTCATATCTCTATTTGCTGCTGAAGATTGGTCAATTTGTGAACCAGAATTTGAATCCATTGATTGAATTTCTGACGCCAATTCAGCTCTTTTTTTAGCTTTTGAACCTACTTTGTCATCTGAAAAACCAACAGCTCGATTGACTAACGATATATCTTCAAGGCTTTTAGGATTACCTTTTGTTAGATAGCTTTTATAATTAAGAAAAAACCAAGGTATAGATTTTGCTGCTATTTCTGCAGTATTTAATAAATCTGGATTTGAAACTAAATCAACTTTAAGATAATCACCTAAAGATTTATATGCTGATTTTCCGGTGATTTGTAAAAAACCTCGACCTCGATATTTCCATCCATCACCTGGAGCAGAATTACCATCGGTTTTTGCATACACATGATTTGCCAATTGTTCACTTCTATCATCTCCTTTTTTTGAAACAAATTGCTGAGCAAATTCTTCTGAAGGTATTCTACCTTCACCAAAAGTTCCCATTATTCCTTTTGCAGTTGTATAGAATAAACTTTCACTTTTAGGTACAAAATTTGATTCTGATTTTACTTGCGCTAAAACATTAGATTGTGCTTTTTGAGAAAATCCAGCAGCAACAAGTGCAGAAATAACTATTCCTGCGCCAGCGCCTAATTTAGTTGCTGTTGATGGTTTGGGTAATCCAGGCTTAACCGGTGCGGTAGTTGGTGCAGCTGGTTGTGTTGGTGCAGGTTTGACTGGTGTTGTCGTTGTTGTTGCTGGTTGTGTCGTTGTTGTTGCTGGTTGTGTCGTTGTTGTTGCTGGTTGTGTCGTTGTTGTTGCTGGTTGTGTCGTTGTTGTTGCTGGTTGACCAGTTGTTTTTGGTGGTGCTTGAGTTGTTGTTGCTGGAGCTTG